AATCCATAAAATCAAAACAAAATTAATAACTAAGCTTGAGCGACAAGCTCAAAGAATATTCTACATCATTTATATTAAACAAATTTTTAAGATACTATTTCTCGTATAGTAATCTTGATTTCTGCTGGAAGGATAACCAAAAGAAAAAATTCCAAAAACAAATTTAAAAATAGTATTGTAATGAGTGAGTTATTATGATATTATGATTACAGGGTTAAGAGAAGAGACATCTTCTCTCCTGAATACAGTAACTTAAACGAATAGAGGGCAGATCAGTTTTAGCACTTGAACCATGTTAACTACCTCCTTTTAGTTAAATCACATAACCTAGCAATCAATCTCGTAACCTGTTACTTGAAAGATTAGGTTACTGTATTGAGGAAAACCTCAAATAAACCAAAACAACGAAAAGAGGAAATTATAATGAATAATGTAAACCTAATTGGAAGAACTACAAAAGATGCAGAATTACGTTTCACACCAAATGGAAAAGCCGTTGCAACAGTAACTATCGCTGTAAATCGTAACTATGTTGCTGAAGGTCAAGAACGTGAAGCTGATTTCATTCAAGTAGTGATTTGGGGTAAACGTGCTGAAGCATTTGCAAATTATGTTCGTAAAGGACATCAGGTTGGTGTAACTGGTGAATTACGTACTCGTAATTATGAAAATGAATCAAAACAAAAAGTATATGTAACAGAAGTTTTAGTTTCTGAATTTACTTTCTTAGAGAAGAAACCTGTACAAGCATGAAAGGGCAAGGAAGAAACAAAAGAAAAACCTTTTGGTAATGATCCATTCAGTAATATTGGAAAACCATTAGATATCAGTGATGATGATTTACCATTTTAATTAAATAGAGGGTAGCTTAATTGCTACTCTTTATTTTTGGGAAGGATTGACGAGAAGGATGGGTGGATATTAACTGTATATACTTTCTTAGAATGGTTGTTTTGATGGAATTATTGATAGGAAAACAAATATCTTTTGAAGAATATGTAGAGATACGAAACAGGTTGAGGGAATATCATGGGAGGTAGATGGATGAGAATTAGTGACTATAAAGAAATTAAAAGATTGAAAGAAATTATTAAAGAGTTAGAAACATTATATATGATTGAAGAATCAGATGAATGTTTTTATAATGAAAGAAAAAGAAAAGAAACTGTTATAAAGATACATCGTTTAAAATCTGAATTAAGACAAATGTTTTAGGAGGTAGAGGGATGAACGAATGGGAAAATGAAGTTAAAAGAATAGCATCTATATTTTTAAATGATTTCTATTATGGTGAAAGAGAAAGTAAAAGAGTTTGTGAAGAAAATGATTGGAATGAAAAAGAATTTTCTCAAGAAATAATGTGGCATTTTGAAGATTTATTAAATATGTAGGAGGTAGAGGGATGAGTAAATCATTAAATATATAATCCTATTTTAACTATATTTAACATATTGAGATATTTAAGATAGTTGGGTAATTTATCCAACTTTTTTATTAAATAAATGTTGACGAAAAGTCAAAGGATGTGATATAATGAAATTACGTTATTAGGAAGGGATCGAAAATTATGGGTAAATTAATTGATATCAGTGGTAAAAAATTTGGAAGACTAACATGTTTAAATATAGCTGGAAGAGATAAAGGTCATGTTACATGGCAGTTTAAATGTGATTGTGGTAATATAAAAACATTAAGAGGTTTAGACGTAAGACAAGGGAAAACGCTTAGTTGTGGTTGTTATCAAATTGAACAAACAAAAAAGGCTAACACGAAAAATAAAAAGTCCTTTAAGTAATTTGAAATAATATACACTCTACTAATCCTACTACTAATCCTACTACTATACGAAAAGAGGAAATAAGTTTGGCTAGACGTAAGAAAAAGAAACAACCTAAGTTTACTATATCTGAAAAAGATTTAAATGAATTTAAAAGATTGCAGAATAACGCAAAAGCAATGATTCGTTCTAGAAAGAAAAAATATGGTGTTGATATTTCAGGAGAGATTGACCTTAGAAAAAGTATTACTTCTTTTAAAACTCGTGCTAGTTATAATGCTTGGAAAGAAGGAATGAAGAAACTAAAGTATAGAGCAGACTTGCAGATAACAGAAACACAAGGTGTTATTGCAAGTAAGAAGCAAGTTCATCAATCTAAGTTAGAAGTCAATAGAATGAAAAAGAAGTTAACACCTGTTGTTGGGAAGAAAGACACATTTAAGAATAAATATGGTGTGGAATTTAAACCAAAAGATTTATTGAAATTGAATTTACAAACTAATGTGGCACGTGATATGGAAATTAAAAGACAACAGTATCTTGAAAGTTTACCAAGATTTGATAAGAAAGGTAATCGAATCAGAGATACGAGAAAAGATAAAACAGAAGGACAGGTTATTGTAAGAGATAAGTTTGATCCAACTAAGTTAGATACAAATGTAAAAGTAAAGATTAGACAAGAAAATTTAAAACAAGTTTCTGATCCTGAAAGATATAGTAGAAGGGATTCACAATTAAGAATGAACCAATACAAAGCAATGAGACAAGCGTTTGGAGAAGATGCAAAAGATGTGTTAGATTATTTTGATAAAATGAGTGAACAAGAATTTGCAAACTTTTACTTTATGTATGCCCGTTCTAGTATGGGTTTTAATTTCTTCTATGAATCTAGTGACTCGTCAAGAAAAGAAGGAAGTTTCGATGATAGATTAGCAGGAGCGTTAGAAAATGTTAGAACAGATATACAAAGATATGATAAAAATAGAGATAAATATAAATTATTATCTAGATATTGAAAAGGGGAAAGTGGCATATGAAGAAACAAAAGAAAAAGAGAATTAAAATAAAAACATATGCTTGTGATTTTGAAACAAATACAGAAAATTGGTTACATCCTGATAGTTTAAAAGATGAATTAAAAGTGAAAGAAAATGATTTTGAGTTATGGAGAAAACGTGAAGCTTGGAAACAACATGTTAAAGGGGATCAGGCATTTGTATGGTCATGGGGTTCAACCGAGATAAGAGAAGATATGAGTTTTATAGGGGAACTGGATAACTTTACATACGGAAAGTCTATACAAGAATATGTTGATTGGATGCTTGACGGAAGCAAAAATGTTTGGTTTCATAACTTAAAATTCGATGGTTCATTTATTGCGGTTGAATTGTTGAGAAGAAATTTTACATTTACTTTTGATCGTAATCCTGCAATGGGAGAATTTACAGGATTAATTGATGGAAAGAAAATGTGGTTTGAATTAATTGTTTGTAGAGAAGGACCTAGAGGCGGAAGACAGTTTATCACGATTAAGGATTCTTTAAAGAAAGTCCCTTTTGGTCTTAGAAAGGCGGCTATGGCGTTTGGTTTAGATGTATTTAAAGATGATTTGGATTATGATGAAATAAGAGAACCTTTTGAGCCAATAAGTGAAGCTGATTATAAATACTTGAAAAAAGATGTTGAAATTACTGCTAAAATTATTCATTATCAAGTTTTTCAGAGTGGATTGAAAAAAACAACAATTGGTTCGGATGCTTTAGGCGAATTTAAAACCACTGTTGGCGGAGATAAAGGCTTCAAAGAAATATTTCCAGTTTTAGATTTTAAAACTGATAGTTTTATTCGTAAATCATATTTTGGTGGTGTTACACAAGTTAAACCAGGAAGAGAAGGCGAATTAATTGGAGAGGGTTGTGTATTTGATATTAACTCCATGTATCCATACGTTCAATATTATAAATTGCTTCCTTATGGAACACCAATTGAATATGAAGGAGAATATGAATATGATGAAGAATATCCATTATATGTGCAACAAGTTCAATTCTCATTTGTTGTGAAAGATAATATGCTACCAACAATTCAATTAAAGAAACAAAACGTTGATTTTAATTACGCTGATGAAGATGATGCAAGAAAGTTTAATGGACGTGAATTTCAGAAAACTAGTTTTGGTGAAATAGTGACCATGTATTTAACGAATGTACAATGTAATCAAATACAAA